GAGACGGTGATCGGTTTGGCCATGATTAGAGGTCGTACTTATTGCGGACGGATGTTATGCGCTCGGCGTAGAGGTTCGCGATCTCGCCTCGACGAGTGTCGGTCGCCTCGTAGATGAACGGGTTCGGCTTGATTCGACGCTTCGGCCAGCCGAAGTGAATCGGCCCGGCATACTCGACGAGATCGCCGGACGCCGCACTCCCGGAGCGCTTAGAGCCACCGGAAGAGCCGACTCGAATCTTCGCAGCGGTCTTCGTGGAAGCGTTCTTCATCGAGTTCGCGAGAGCTCCAGAGAGCACCGGGACGAAGCGCTTCGCGTCCCCGAGGACGACTTCGGCGACTTTCTTATTCGTCTCGAGGAACTCGCCTTTGACGAGATCGAGGTCGCCTCCGAGGGAACGGAGGTCGCGTCGAATCTTTGACAGTCCTTCTACTTTGACTGCTCCGGCAACTCCATCGCCTAAGCGGTAGCCGAACGTCCCCGAGGTGCTAGCCATGTTGAGCGCGTCTCCGTTCGTTCAGTTTCTTAGCTCCATCGTAGAGCGCACGAATGACCTCGTGGGGCGTCCGCATAAGCGCCAGAGGATCGAGCTTCGTGATGAGTGCGAGGTCGGCGATCTCTCTCGCGACCCCGCCTCCGGGGATGCCTAGTTTCCCGGGCCGTCCTCGTGGCCGACTGCGGCGATGTCCTTGATCCACTCGTCGAAGACTTTCGTGACTTTGCCGGAGTTCTTTTCGGCGAGCCACGCAAGGTAGTAGAGGGATTCCATCTTCGGCTTCCCGTTCGGATCGAACGCGGCAGAGATGGACACTTTCGCCCAGCGCTCGAACGCGATCTGTGAGTCTGCGTAGACAGGGAACGATTCTTGCGTTCCGTCTTTCCGCTTTATTGTGACGGAGATGTCAAGCATCGTTTAGGCGACCGCCTGCACAATCGCGCCACCGGTGTAGGTGGCGGTTACTTGGACAAGCTCTCCTACGGAGACTGCGATCGGAGCCGAGGCAAGGAAGGCTCCGCTATGCGTATACCTAGGCGAGCTGGCACCCGGGGCGGCAGTGAGTGGCTCGTAGATGATCGTCACGGAGGCGCCGACGTCGCCGAAGATCGCTTGGATCGCTTCACCGGAGGCGAAGGTTCCCATGACCGTAAAGGTCGTTTCCGATGACTGGAGGCCTGCGACGAATGTCCTCGAGGCATCTTTCAGACTCGTGCTCTCCAGCGCGTCGACGTTTTTTGTCATGGTGATAGAGACGAGCTGGTCGGCGAGATCGACCGAGTCCACCGTGAAGACGGAGGCGGCTCCGAGGAATGTTGCTGTAGGCATAAGGTGAGTCTAGTCCTTGTCTGTATCGGAGGCGTCCTTGCGGGCGCCTTTGTGCTTGCGGGGTTCATCGTAGCCGATTTCTGCGATGAGATTCTTCGCTCTTGCCCGGTCGAGGTCGATCCCGCAGAGTTGTAGGCCTTCTGCGGAGACGATGTCGCCGTCGGCGAATCCGTAAAGGCGTCGACTAGTTACGCGGTACTTTGTCATCCGTAGCACACTACCTCGAAGCGGTACGCGAGCATCTCGACGCCTGAGACGGTGACGGAGAGCGGGGAGGCTCGTAGGCATCTAATCGAGGAGACGGAGCCGCCGAGCGTCTGATCGGCTTCGATTTTCGTTTTGATAGAACTATTCCCGGTAGCGGTGAGAAGTCCGTCGAGGTAATCTTGCGCGGCGCGGTCGCTCATCCGTCCGGCGATGACGGTGACGTCGAGGTTCGCGGTATCGGCTCCGCGTTTCATGACTAAGTCCCAGTCCATCGTCAGATTCCCGATCACTGCCGCCGGTGGGACGACGTTCTCGGGGATGGTGTCATAGACGCGGAGTCCGGTGATGTTGAGCGCGAGTTTCATCTTGTCGCGGACTGTTGACGGTGTCACGCGACTACCTCGCGACGGTACGCCCGGACGATCGCCGAGATGTCTCGTCCGAGGGGACTCATTCGGATAGCTCCGAGTTCTGAGAGGCCGAGCACTCCGCCTACCGATGAGGCTCTTTTGACGTAGTCGGCTGCGAGGATTAGGCAGGCTTCGACGACGTCGTCGGGCGGTGTGCCGAGATACCATCCGAAGCGGGCGGTGACTTGGACTTGAGGGCGTCGTGAGATCGGTAGAGGGAAGAGATCGGGGCCGACGATAGTTATTTGCGTGTACGGGCGCTGCTGCTGGGGTGCGGTGACCGGGTCGAGAATGTAGTCAGTGTTGAGGACTTGGATGTCCGTGTAGTTACCGTTCCCGGTGGCGTCGAAGGCGACTTGTAGTCCGCTCGTCGAGCCGATGTCATCGACGAAGAGCGTGTAGAAGTCGGTCGTCCGATAGAGACGGGCGGTCGCGTTCGCATCCATCCAGAAGCGCCGATTAGCGATCCGGTCGATCGTGCGAGATGCGGCTTCGATGGCCTTCTCGATGGTCGCCGTCTCGTCTGCCGTGACGGTGCTCATGTTGGCGTATGCCTGAAACGCGGCGAGTGTCGTGTATCCGTTCGTAATCGCCATGTCTAGGACTTCTTTCTCTTCCGCTTTTTGGGAGATGAATCGTCCCGGCTAGGAAGCGGATCATCCTCGATGCTCGGACGTAAGGAGGCGAACGGAGCGTCTGGGATGCCCAGCCGGGACGACGCTTTAGTCGTCGTCCGTCCAGCCCGGAAGCCTGCGGAGACTCGGATCATGCCGCTACCGATCCGAGCCTTCCGCGAGGCCTTCGAGTTAGAAGGTTGGGGTGACGAGGCCAGTTCCGCCGATGAGGGCGAAGGCGTTCGGATAGCGGTTCGCTGTGTAAGCGCTGTATCCGTAGACGACCATCTTCACTTCCAGCTCTGCGGACTTGACATCCTCGAAGCGGAGCATGAACGGAGCGCCGCCGGCAGTTTCCCAGAGGTGCGACTCTTGGGTATTGCCGATGATGATGACGTCCTCGTTCGAGCCGGTGCCGTTTGTCGTTGTGACGTTGGCGTCGGTGATGACCGGGAGTCCGGCGATCGAGTAGCCGCTGTTGCCGTAGACGACCGAGCCGTTACCTACGCCGATGGCGTTCTGTGGGCCGTTGATGGTTGGCAGGGCGAGTGGGCGTCCTGCGGTGTCCGTCGCGGCGAGGATGTAGGCCAGTCGGCGTGGGTGCATGAGGATGAAGTTCGGGCCACCGAAGTAGTTCGTCTGGATGCGCTGTACGCCGTCCAGAATCTTCGGATAGAGCTCGGCCACGGTTGGGCTTGCATCCGTGTAGGTAATCACTTGCGTGATCGTGTTCGTCAGTGACGTCGCCGAGGTCGTGACGTTGAGCGCGTCGAGCTGCGTATGGTACGCGCTGACGAGGTCGGCCATGACGAGGGAGTCGATGCCGGTTCCACGCTCGAGCGCTTGACGGCTGACGTTCTGCTGACCGGCGACAGTCACGACGGAGACGTCGAGCTTCGTGTCGTCCATGTTCGTTTCCTGCACTGCGGAGCCTTCGGTCTGCACTGCTACCGCGGAGCCGGTCGTCACCTTCGAGATCGAGAGGGTGAGGCCTGCACCGGGGAGAACGTGCTTACGCGAGGCGTCCATGAATGGGCGACCGGCGCGAGCAAATGGTGCTGCAAGGTCGGTGAGGAACTGAGGAACGACGAGGCCGGCGAACTGGGCGGTGCCGACGTCGCGCTTCTCGATGCGCTCTTCTTGCTGATGGCGGGCGATGCGCTCGCGGGCGTCGAAGTCGCCGAGCACTTGAGCGGCGAAGGCGTCACGCACGAACGAGAAGTCACCTTCTGGGCGGTAGGTGCGCTCTTCGCGGGTCACCCGGGCGGGTGCTGCTGCGCGGGTTTCCGACTTGGAGCCGTCGACCTTGCGGGCGAGTTCGGCTGCTGCGGCCTTGCGGGTTTCGATGTCTGTCACTTGGGCGATGCGCTCGTCGAGCTTCTCGATCTCTTTGGCGAGGGCGGCGACGTTCGAGGTTTCGACTTCTGAGATGTCGCGGTTCTCTTCCGCTGCGCGGTTCAGAGTTGCGTCGATGAGGTCGGCCTTCTGCGAGCGCTGCTCGTGGAGGCGGCTGAGGAATGAGTTCACGGTTGGAGTCCTTTTGTGGGAATGGTTGCTGATGTTGCTCTCCGGGTGCTCGCTGCTCACCGTGGCGGGTGTCCCTT